CTTTAAAATGTATGATTAAAAGAATAGATTGTACTAAGTATGGAATAGGTAATAAAATTATATTTATAAATAAATATGGAGTTCAACAAGATTTGTGGTTCTTTTTAAAAGAAACTAAACAAGTCACTAGAACAAATGAAAACTATAAAGCTAATACAATAGTTTATCCAACTTCAGGTAAAGCAACTTATGATATTAAAAACGCTCCTAATAAATTATTTAACACACAAGCAAAACAAACTGTATCATTATCTTCAGGGTATTATCCAGAACAAGCTAATGAAATGTTTCAACAATTATTAATGTCTGAATACGTTTGGCTTGAAAGACCTAAAAACTCAAACCCAAGCACTAATGAAATAGTTCCTGTAATTGTTAAAAATTCTAGTATAGATTTCAAAACATCTGTAAACGATAGGTTGATTGAATATAAAATGGAATTTGAAAATGCGTTTGATTATATAAATAACATAAGATAACATACATTTAACATAGATGCAAAAACTACAACTATATATAGAAAATGAAAGAGTAGATTTATTTAAAGATGAAACAGTATCTCTTACTCAAACAATTCAAAATGTAAAAGATATTGCTAAAATATTTACTGAATTTACTAAAACATTTTCTTTACCTGCATCAACTGTAAACAATAAAATATTTCAACACTATTATAATTTTGATATCCTAAATGGTTTCGATGCAAGGAACAAAGTCGCTGCATCTTTAGAGTTAAATACAATACCGTATAAAACAGGCTTTGTAGCTTTACAGGGAGTTGACCTTAAAAACAATTCACCACATACTTATAGAATTACTTTTTATGGTAATACAGTAAATTTAAAAGATATACTAGGAGACCAACAGTTAAGTGGATTAGCGACACTCGCCCAACTTGATACTGTTTATAATTATAATAATATTAAAAGTGGTTTACAATTAAACCCTGCAACTTCTACTGTGAACTTAATTGTTCCTTTAATTACCCATACTAATAGAATGACTTATACAGGTCTAACAAGTAATGGAGAAAATGGAAATGTATTTTGGAATGGGTTTGCTACTACTCCAAATGGTATTCAATGGAATCAATTTAAATTTGCTATCAGATTACAATATATTATAGATGCAATAGAATCACAATTTGATGACATAAATTTTAGCACTTCTTTTTTTAATAATTCTTCTAACTCTGCATTTAACAATCTTTTTATGTGGCTACATAGAAAAAAAGGTAGTGTTGATGCAGCAGGTCAAATATCAACGCCTTGGACAGAATTAAATGATTTGGTCTTTCAAGGTTCTGGAAACCCTTCAGGTTCAGGTACTATAAATGGGTATTTGTTATTGGATAATAATACAAACTATTCTAATACACAACTAACAATAACACCAACCACAAGTAATGTACCGTATGATATCAGAATTATGAGAAATGGAGAAGTATATGAACAAAGACTAGGGGTTACAACAGCAGTTGTTTTCTTTGCAACTGGCTCAACTTTATCTCCAGGACCATTACAAGGTGGTACTTATGCAATACAAGTAAGATGCACATCTACAATTTCTTTCAATGCAAATGGTTTTCATTGGGTTATTAATAATTTACAGCCAGGCCAACAATTTCAAGATGAATATAAAAATGCAAGTGCTTTTTCATCTAATAGTGACCAACAATTTATTATTGCACAACAAATTCCTGCGATGACAATCTTAGAGTTTTTGACTAATATATTTAAAATGTTTAATTTGACTGCTTATGTAGAAAGTGATGGTACAATTGAAGTGAGAACTTTAGATAGTTATTATAGTGCAGCTTCTACAACTCCAACAAATATTGATAGTTATTTAGATGTTTCAAAGTCATCGATAAATATAGCTTTACCTTTTAAACAAATACAATTTTCTTATAAAGGACTTGGAACTTTTTTAGCTAAACAATATGAGCAATTAAATAACTCAGGTTGGGGTTCTTTAAATTATAGTACATCAGGAGGTGAATTTTCAACTCCATCAGAAGTTTATAAAGTAGAAATTGGATTTGAACATTTATTATATGAAAGGCTTATCGACCAAAGACCAGCAGCAAATTTAGCACCAACATCTATTCAATACGGTTATTTTGTAGATTCAAATCAAGAATCTTATTACGGTTTGCCTTTAATATTTTATGCTATAAAACAAACAAGTGCTACCAATATAGCTTTTAGAAAATATGATAGTACAAATAACACAGAAACAGTAGGATTAAATAATTACATAATTCCCTCAAATTCTAAAACATTATCTGCTTCATCAAGTACAACAAATATTAATTTTAGAGATGAAGTAAATGAATATACAGGTGGCTCAGGTTTTACAGGAACATTATTTCAAAATCAATATTCTAACTATATCATTGATGTTTTTAATAGACAAAGAAGATTAACAAAAGTTACTGCATATTTACCTTTGAAAATATTTTTTGACTTAGAATTAAATCAAATAATACAAATAGGTCAAGATAATTATAGGATTAACTCCTTGACTACAAACTTAACAAATGGTAAGAGTGAGTTTGAGTTATTAAATACAGTAATATCAGAAATAAATTAAAAATATGATAAAGAATATATTAGACTTGCTACAATTTGCAAAAGGAGAAACAGAGAATATTAAAATAGCACAAGGTAAAAACGCTTTACCTAAAGACTTAAAGTCAGGTTTTAAACTTATTAAAAGAACATTAAAATGGTTGTAAAAGATTATACCTTAAAGCTATCTACAGAAGAAGCACAAAAAAATGTTGAAGACTTAAATAAAAATTTAAAGATTCAAGAAGATTTACTATTTGATATAGAAAAAGAAATACGAGGTTATGAAAAACAATTAAAGAAAACATCAAAAACAGACCTAGCTGCTAGAAAAGCAATAAATGATAAAATAGCTAAAACAAAAGAGAGATTAAATGACGAAAGGTTTGGATTAAAAGAGCTTAATAAAGAGCGTAAAAAAGCCAACGAAGAGCTAGAAGAATCTATTGAAAACTCTGCTGAATATAGTGGTGTCTTAGGAATGTTAGACTCTAAAACTGGTGGTCTTATTTCAGGAATTAGTGGAATGACAAAATCAGTTGGTAGTGCTACTAAAGGTTTTAACCTTATGAAGATTGCTATCATTGGAACAGGTATTGGTGCTTTATTAATTGCCTTAACGTCATTAAGCGCAGCTTTCACATCCACAGAAGAAGGTCAGAATAAGTTTAATAAAATAATGGGCATTATTGGTGCTACTGTTTCTGTGTTTACAGACAGGTTAGCAACGTTAGGTAGTTTCTTAATAAGCGTTTTTGAAAATCCAAAACAAGCACTCATCGACTTTAAAGATGCGTTTGTCGAAAATATAACCAACAGAGTTTCTAGTGCTATCGATACGTTAGGGTTTTTAGGAAGTGCTATTAAAAAGGTGTTTAGTGGCGATTTTAGTGGTGCAATGGAAGATGCAAAAAACGCAGGTAACTCTTACGTTGATACTTTAACAGGGGTAAAAGATACTGTTGGAAAAGTAACAGAATCAGTTAAATCATTAGCGACAGAAATAATAAAAGAGGGTGTAGCTGCAGGAAAAATAGCTGACCAAAGAGCAGCAGCAGACAAATTAGACAGAAAGTTAATTGTAGAAAGAGCAGAAGCAAACAGAAAAAGAGCAGAATTATTAGAAAAATCAGTTGATAAAGAGAAATTTACCACTTTAGAAAGAGTAGAATTTTTAAAACAGGCAGGAGAACTAGAGGATGAAATAACACAAAAAGAAGTAGCTGCTGCAAAGTTAAGATTAAAAGCAAAACAAGCTGAAAACGCATTAGGGGGTTCTACAAAAGAAGATTTACAAGAAGAAGCACAATTAAAAGCTGATTTGATAAACCTTGAAACTGCTCGTTTAATGAAACAAAGAGAAGTTACTGGTCAAATTATAGCATTTAAAGCAGAAGCAGCAGCAGCCGATAAAGCAATATCAGACGAAGAAATAGCAAACGCAAAAGCAGTACAAGACTTTAAAGATTCATTAAAAGTTAAAGATAAAGAAAACAAATTTGCAGAAATAGAAGCTGAAAAAGCAGCTAATTTATTAGCATTAGAAGAATTAAAACTTTCTGAAGAAGCTAAACAACAAATGATTTTAGATGTTGAAAACGCATTTAAAGAAAAGAAAAAAATAATAGAAGATGAGGAAAAGTTAGCCTTAGCAGAAGAAAAACAAGCGTTTTTAGATGCTCAATTAGGGGAAGAAGAATTATCCTTAGAAAAGCAAAAACAAATGGCTTTAGATGAACTCGCTAGGTTTGAGGGTACACAAGCTGAAAAAAATGCTATCATAAAAAAATATAATCAATTAGAAGCAGAAGATGAAAAAATTAAAAGAGATGCAGAAATTAATATGGCTGCTCAAACTTTTGGAGCTATCGCAAACTTACTTGGAGAAAACTCTAAAGCAGGAAAAGCAGCAGCAATTGCATCAGCCCTTATAAACACTTATCAAGGTATAACTGCAGAGTTAGCAACAAAAACTGCTACACCTTGGGGAATAGCACTTAAAATAGCCAACATCGCAACTGTTGCATCAATTGGTTTTAAGTCTGTTAAAGATATAATGAAAACAACCCCAAAACAAACAGGTGGAGGTTCTACATCAACACCTTCTTATTCTGCAAGAACTGGGTCAGAGCCTGTTCCACCAATGCCACCTTCGTTTAATATAGTTGGCTCTAGTGGTTCAAATCAAATAGCTGATGCTATCGGCTCACAAACACAACAACCTGTACAAGCGTTTGTAGTGGCAAGTGAGGTAACAACTGCACAAAGTTTAGAAAGAAACACTATTGAAGGGGCTACAATAGGATAAATACAAAATTGAATTTTAAATACGTTATATAGTTATGAAGATAATAGAATTAATATTAGACGAGGAACAAGAAGACTCAGGTATTGAAGCAATATCTATTGTTGAATCCCCTGCGATAGAGTCTGATTTTGTTGCTTTAAAAGGAGAGGAAGTTAAACTTGCAGAAATAGATAAAGAAAAAAGAATATTATTAGGTGCTTTATTGATACCTAATAAACCAATTTATAGAAACGGAGATGAAGGAGATTACTACATTTTCTTTTCTAAAGACACAATAGTAAAGGCATCACAAATGTATCTTAAAAATGGATATCAAAACAAAACCACAATAGAACACGAACAAACACTTGAAGGCTTAACATTAGTTGAAAGTTGGATAGTTGAAGATGAGGTTCAGGACAAGTCTAGAAAGTATGGTTTAAATGTTCCAGTAGGTACTTGGATGGGTGCAGTGAAAGTTAATAATAATGAAATATGGAGCGAGTATGTTAAAACAAATAAAGTCAAAGGTTTCTCAATTGAAGGTTATTTTGCAGACAAAATGGAAAGACCTAAAGAAACTGTGCAAGAAGATTTGTCAAAAGATGAAAAAACTTTAATAAAAATTAAAGAACTTTTAAAGTCTACCAATGAGACAAAATAATAAAAACAAAGACAAAAACTTTATACCTAGTAGAACCAGTCCTACAGGAAGTAGCCGAGCTTGTTTATGTTGGGATAAAAACACCTATTCAATAGAATGTTGTGATGGCTCAATAAGGGCTCAAGGTATAGGGGTTATTACAAGAACTTAAAATGAAAATACAAAATTGAATTATTAATCCGTTATATATATAATATGAAATCAACCGAAATGTTAAATCAAATCAAAACACTTTTAAACATAGAAGTAAAACTAGAGGAGATGAAATTAGAAAATGGCACTATCGTAAGTGCTGAATCCTTTGAAAAAGGTAAAGAACTTTTTATCGTTACAGATGATGAAAAAGTAGCAATGCCAGTCGGCGAATATCTTTTAGAGGATGGAAGACTTATAGTCGTTTCAGAAGAAGGTATTATTGGAGATGTTAGAGAAGTTTCTGATGAAGTACCTCAAAAAGAATCTAAAGAAGGGGAAGAAATAACTTCTGACCTTAAAGATGATGAATACGAAGAAGATGAAAAAAAGATGGAAGATGAAGAAAAAGAAATGGCTGAAGTAGGAGATTGGGAAGGAATGGAAAAAAGAATCCAAAACTTAGAAGATGCAATCTCTGACCTTAAAAAAGACAAAGAAGGTAAAATGGAAGAAGAAGACAAGGAAGAAGAAATGTCAACTGAAAAACCATTAAAATCAAGAACTGTTAAAGAAGAGTTTGAAGCAGCATCTAAACCAATTAAACATAATCCTGAAGGCGAAAGTAAAACAAAAAATAGAGTTGAATTTGCTAAAGGAAAATTTAACACAACACTAGATAGAGTATTAAATAAATTAAATAAATAATATAAAAAATGAGCACATTCAACTATTTATCAAATGATGTGGAGCGTAATCAAGTTTCACAAAAAACATTATCTGCATCAGTTTCTGTACCTGCAGGAGATGCTGGTATTGACCATAATATTGCAACAGATGCATTAGTAGTAAGTTTACCAAAAATTCATTCAGAAAATTTAGGAATGACTTTCTTGTTTAGAAATTCAGGAGCAGATGGAAATAACATCATTACACTAAGCCCTCATTCAACTGATGGTTTTAATGGTAGTATTGCAAACGCTTCTGCAGATTCAGTAGCAAGTGGAGTTGTAAATAAAGATTGGATTAACACAAAAGCAACAGCAAACAAAGGAGATTATGTTGTAATTAGAGCAGTAGCTTTAACACAATGGTACATAATCGGTGGTGTTGGAATCTGGGCATCTGAATCATAATATTAATTAAATAAAAAAAGAAAAATGAGTAATTTAAAAAACGTACAATTAGCAACTGCGACTAATATAACTACTTCGTATGCAGGAGAATTTGCAGGGGAGTACATCGCAGCAGCTTTATTATCAGCTTCAACAATTGATGATGGTGGATTAACTGTAAAAGCAAACATTGCTTTCAAAGAAGTAATCAAAAAACTAGCAACAGGTTCTTTAGTAAGTCCTGCAAGTTGTGATTTTGTTCCCAACTCATCAGTAACACTTACTGAAAGAATTATACAACCAGTTGAATTACAAGTAAATTTACAGTTATGTAAGTATGACTTTGTAAACGATTGGGAAGCACAACAAATGGGATATGGTTTAGGTCAATCTTTACCTCCTAAGTTTTCTGACTTTATGATTGCTCACGTAGCAGCAGAAGTAGCACAAAACACAGAGTTCTGTATATGGCAAGGAGACACAGCATCAGCATCTAATAACTCATTTGATGGGTTTGAAAAACTAATTGCAGCTTCAGCAGCAGCAGGAGATATTCCAGCAGGTCAGCAAGTTGCAGCAATTGGTGGTGGA